TGGATATGATGGAAACTCTCTTGTATCAAAATCACTCATATCACCCTGTGTTACTACCTCAATAGAAGGGTGATTACTCATAATTGTTTTAAAATAATTAAGAGTATTGTAGTAAAGTGTGTAATTGATACCTGAATTATGAACGATTGCTGCCATAGTTTATTATAATTGTATTCCTCCAAAATATTGATTCGATTGGTCAGGATAAATCTGTGTTTGATTACCTACACTCTCTAAATATTGTGGAATGAATTGTGAATACGCAATTAAAAAGTTTTGTAATCTTAAAGCGTAATAGTCTGCATTGTTTAATGCCTTTGTTAAAAGATAATCCACTTCTGCTTTAGATGGTGCTACACCTTGCTCACTTTGTTGCTTTACTGCACCATTAGATTTAAATTGAACAGAACTAAATGGAATATATTCAACACATGCATACCATATCAAAGTATTCTTTATGTAATCATCTAAAAGGTCTTGATAATATGCAGATAAACTACCTACTGTATTTGCTACAATCTGGTCTTGCAGATAATCGAATAGGACAGTTCCTATTAGATTTTTAATGTATTTATCCTGTGCTGTTCTTACAAATGGTAAAAGAGCATCAGCATCAATTGCTCCCTGTAAAGGTGAGTTTTTGATGATATCGTTTCTGTTTATGAATAATGCGTAGCTCATAGTTTATTTAAAAATTTCGTATTCTTTATTATTAAATTTCAACATTGAAAATACTTCGGTTGTATCATCTGCTGGAACTTCTGCAATTGTTTGGTCTGCAGCATCTTCAGTTGTTGCAGGATTTTCCATTGCTTTATTAGTTTCATCTTCTACCTGTGCAACTGATTTACCTGTTTCTTCTGCAGCTTGAGTAAGGATTACCAATGGAGTTAATTGTTCAAAGTATAATTGAGTATCATCTATTCCACCCTGTGTTAATGCATAATCTAAAGAATTTAAGATTAAGTTTTGGAATGGAGAGATTGTCATTGTTTGTAAAATACTAAATGCTGTTTTCATTTCTTCACTTTGAGAACTAAAACCATTATTTGCAGTTCTAATACCTAACAATAATGGAGATGTAATTCTATGTGCAACTAATATTCTATCCTGAATGTATTCTGCTACATATTGATACTTTTCATGCAAATTAGAAATATCAATAACGTCCAAAGTAGGTTTAGTTGCAGGGTCATCGTTGAATGAAACCATAAATCTACCTGCGTTATCTGTTCCTGTGAATTTAGCTTGAATTAAATCTTCGATAGTTTGTCTTTCTTCAGGAGCAGGTATACCATTGTTAAAGTTAATCATTACCGCCGGCAAGAAACCATTTACAATATTATTAAAATGTAAATTAGAGATTTCTCCTTCTGACATACTAAATTGTAATGCTGAAATATAATCAGGCAGTGAATAATAGTATAAACCTGGCGTATAATGTTTGATGTAAAGTATTTCCATCTTTTCTTCAGATGTGCCAAATGCAGGTATTTTCTTTTTATCTTTTACCTTTCTATTATCTGTCCAATCTGTGCAGTAATAATAATTTTCAATCTTTGGAGAACTACCTAACTTTTCTGCTCTAAGTGTTTGAACTGGCACATGATAAAACTTTACTACTCTTGTATGGTCCTCATTCCAATAAACTGTGTATGCAGCATTACCATATAATTTTAAATCAAATGCTACCTTTTTAGTTTCTTCCTGTGGAATTAACTTTTGTATCAATTCGTTTTTAGTTTGGTCTTTTGAATACAATCCCTTACCATAAATTAAATCAGCAATACCTTCTATACAAGCTGCATTAGTTGTAGATACATTGTATGCAGTTGTTACTCCTGCGAAGAAATCATCATGTCCATAAACGCCGAATGGCACCCATGCGTATCTCGTTTTAGAATCTTCCGAAACGATTGGCATAGTGTTATTATTTACATTAACAATAGCGAATTTTTGTGTTCCTTTCATATTAGTCATAAATTATATATTTGTTCTCCGATGTGTGAGAAATATATTGCGTATTTTTATTTTCATATACTGATTTATCAACAGATTGAGATGCATATACTTGAACAGACCCATGCCATACTGTTCCAGATGGTGGTGATTCGATTTTTGCTCTATATTCACCTGCTACAATTGCGCCTGATATAGATGCTGTAAATGCAAGTATATTTTCGTATGGAGTCCATTCTACGTCACTCATACTTGCAGTAAATGTATTTAATCCCATCATATCAGTCAAACTCATAGTGTATTGATTACCTACATTCTCTGTTCTGATGGTCCAATTGTTGGATTGTGATATGAAATAGCTTAACATTAGCTCGTATTTATATTATTAAAAACAGGACTTTTCTCTAAAATAGTTAAAACAAAAAACCCCACTCAATTTGAGTAGGGTTTAATATTTTTAGTGAAATACTAATTATGAGTTTGTTCCGTATACAATTGTTGGTAATCCGTTGCCAGTCAATGCTGCAAAAGGATTTGAAGTTGTAGAGCCGCTGATAAATGCTGCTGGTAATTGTTCCAAACCTTGAAAAGTTACTGAATAACCATAAAGGTCACCCAATGCTGCACCTGTAGAAATTGTTCCCGCAGTTACATCTGCACCTTCTTTCTCACCAACTAACAATGCATCTCCATTCTGAGTCCATACAACAATCTTTGGTCTACCGTATGCCATCAATTTCAATTGAGTGGTCATTTCGTTAGTCAACTTCTTCAGATTCAAAAGTAATTCTTGTGAGAAGAATGTAGTTCCGTTATCTCTTGAAGAGTTTACAGTTTCTGTGTATGCTGAATTTCCTTTCAACTCATAATAATAAACTGTGCTTCCTGAAGGGAATGCTGTGATTTCACCGCTAGCGTTCTTTGTGAAAGAGCCAGTATTAAAGTTCATAAAGTAAACTCCTTGAAGTCCGCCTATACTATCTTTACATACTTCGTTTCTTCCAGCTGATAAATTACAAGCCATATTATTATGTTTTAGTTTTGTTAGTTAAAATTTGGGGTGAGTGTTAACCCACCCCTTTTTTTATATTAGGTTGAGATTAGTAAGCTCCGTAGTAAACGATATCTTGTCCAATACCAAACTGAACACCAGAAGTAAATCTCATGATGATTCTGTAGTTTTGTGAACCGTCTAAGTCAGCCATATCCAATACCTTTACAGTATTGTAATCATTCATCAAACCTGTTCCGAAGAATAAGTTAGATTTTTGAGCAGCTACAACTTTAGATGCAGTCATACCAGGGCAATGGAACATTTCAATACCATTGAAGTTAAGTGGTTTTTCACCTACGTTCAACATATTGTTGTATCCGTTTGCACCTTGTGCACCACCTGCTAATGCTTGTTGATAAGCCTTAACAACGTTAGTTGGAACATACAATGCCACATCTTGCTTACCATATACAGTTGTAGGGATAGTTGCAACGATGTCGTTTAATTTAGCTAATACGTTTGTTGAATCAATAGATCCAGAGATAATAGCGCCAGTTCCACCAGATTTAGCAGCTACTACTGCACTTGCACCACCTGCTGCAACAGATGCAGAAAGTAATGATTGGAAACCTGTGAAAGAACCGTTAGATGAAGTTCCTGCCCAAATGTTTTGTTCAGTTGCTTCTGCTACTTTACCACCAACGTAAGAGATTAAGAAATCATTGAAGTTCTTTGGAATTTCATCAAAAGCACTAAAGCCTAGGCTCAATGCTTCCCATGAATCAACGAACTCTTGCTTACATAATTGTAAGTTAACTTGTAATTCTTTTGGTTCAAGGATTTGCTCAGAGATTGATACAGATCCAGATGTTGTGAAATCACAACTTGCGTCTTGCACGATACCACTAACATCTAACTTCTGAATTACAGATTTGAACTTAACATTTGGCATGATAGTTACATACTTCTTGTCCAATGTGTTTGCAGAAAGTAATGCTGCTGCGATATAACCTGCAGCTGCTTCACCCGCGTAAGTAGAGTTAGAAATTGTTGGCAATGCGAAATTTTGTCTTGCTTTCATTTTCTTTTTTTTTAATAAGTTTATTTATAAAGTTTAGATAAGAATGTAGATTGTGAATTTATTACTTTCTTACCTGAATATATCTTTTCTTGTGAGAACTTAACACCTTCTTCTACAGGTGCTCCGTCTAATTTTGGAAGTTCTTCTTCTGCCATTTTAATACCTGCAATTTCTTCAGTTACTTCAGAATTTACTGGTGGCTCAACTGGCATTTCCATCTTCTGCATTTTCTTTTCCATTTCTTCGATTCTATATGCCATCTCTTCGATTTTCTTTTTCATGTCAGCCATTTCAGTTACTTCATCTTCACCTAATGGTTCACCATCTGTTTCTGGCATATCTTCAGATACTTCGATATCTGCTGCTGCT